AGCGCAAACACCACAGTCGCAGCACCGCCAGCCGTTGCAGTAGTCGAGACATTGATCGCCAATTCCAATTGCTCACTGGAGCCAATATCACTGTACGCATTACCAACATCCACCACATCAGTGGTGGGTGCGGTTACGGTTACTGTCTGGCCAGAAGCGCCTGTCAGTTGTAGTTTTTTGTCGATAATCATGCGCTTTCTCCCGATTAAGCAACAGCAGCTTCGTTGTTGGTGATCTGATCCACGCGACGAACAGGGATGTCGTCGAATGTCAGGACTTTTTTGCCAGAAACTTCGCCCATGTTCAGCCATACATTTGACTTGTTGGCGATCTGACGGCGCAGGAACGAGCGAATAGTGCGGTTGCAATAAAACGCCAGCTTGCCAGTTGTGCCAGCAGGTAGCGTTTCGATTGCGCGAACCATCAGGTCGATCAAGTCAGCACCAGCAGAAGCGTTCTTGGTGAGCGCAGCGGTATCAATGTTTGCGATACGCACAACCTTCGTCCAATCGCGCAACACCAAGCCGCAATCCCATTTGTAATGAGTGCGGAAGCCTTGGTACTCGCCGCCGTTGCCGTCAGACAAAGTATCTTCGCCGCAGTCTTTGACATTCAAACCAGCCACAGAGCCAGAAGGGTAAATGCCGTGCAAACCATCGGAAGCCCAGTTGACCAACCAGATGGATGTTTTCGCAGCACCAGCGCCAGCGGCGTTGATGATGTTCTCACCATTCTCAGCGCTCAAAGAGCTGTAGCGAGGAGCCAAGCCCATGAAACGCTCAGGGTTTGATGCAGTAGAGCCATAGAACAGCGTCGAGATAAAGTTTTGCGTCATGCCTTCAATGAAGGCTTTATCTTCCGACATGCGGAAGGCTGCTTTATCTTTTGCCAATGCGACCAATTGCGCGTCAACCTTGGAGTAGGTTTCCAACATGCCGCACGAATCTTTGATCTGCACCGTGGTGCTTTTCTCAGGCTGTACGCCGTAGTTAAGCAAGCGCCAAGTACCAGTCGGCAAGCCAGAGCGCACCGTGGTTTTGTGGTTTGAGCCATCGTTACACTCAGTCCACAAAATATCTTCCACAACATCATTGCTGGTGTTGAGGATTTCGACGATATTAGGATCAATTTTCCCGCTTGAATCCGTGCGATTAGCAAGATCGGCGAGCGTGGTAAAACCAGAAGTGATAGTAGCCATTAGTTTTTGCCCTCATTCATGTACGAATACATGCCTTGTTTCTTTTGTGTTGCAGAGCCAGATACAAAAGTATCGTTGCTCGCCGCCTTACCCACGCGATAGAACAAACGCACTACCGCAGGATGGTTTCCGAAGCCACTGGCATCCAGTATTTGCTTCAATTCGTCGTCGCCAAACTTGTCGATTGCTGCTAAAGCAATACCAAGGTTTGCGTCAAAATCTTTACCGCCGACTTCTGCGTCATTACGAGAATCGTCAGCCCATTTTTTAATCGTTTCGGCGTGTACGCCTTCGGCTGTTTTGGTGGTGCGATCAACAAGACCTGCCGCCACATCCACCAATTTCTGCGCCTGCTCTTGCGTCAAGCCGAACTCTTTAGCCAGTGGTGAAAACTCACCAAACGCAGCCTCATCAATACGCAAACCTTCTGGCAGCGAGAACTCGGCGTAGGATTCGCTTCCCTGCGATACCTCTGCTTGTTGTTCGCCCTGTTCAGCAACTTGATCCACTGGCTGCTCAACAGCCGCCTGATCCGCTGGAACTTCTGCAATAGCTTGTTCAGCTACTTCACTCATACGTTTGCCTCTTGCTGCATCTGTAACCAAGACTCGAAACACAGCGTCCTGATTTCTTTTTCCATTCCTAAACCAACATCACGCGCACCCATCCGGTAATGCGCTTCCTCGCTGCTGCTGCAATGACCTCTTGTTGTCACGCCGCAATCAGCAATCCATCTACCCACATAACGCCTAAAAGCTGGCTGCTTCATAAGAGACTTCACATCCTCTCTTGCCTGCTGCGCTTTTGTTTCGCGCTGCTTTAACAGCTTCTTTGCGTCTGCTGAATCACTCATGTCCGCAATCTATACCCATGCTTTTGCAATACTTGAACATCAGCCAGGCATTCCGTAGCCAGACAATCCCTGCATCGCGTTGGTCATCTGCGACCGCTGATCTTCTGGTATGTCTGAGAATTTTTTGATGGCATCCGCAGTCTGCGAAGCAGCCGGAGCCATAGCCTGCATGCGCTGCATCGCTGCTGCTTGCTGTTGCGCTGCTGCTCGCGCCTCTTTCAGTTTTTGCACTTCTTTATCGTCACGAATAATTGTTGGGTTTAGCCCTGCTAAGTCTGCATACACATCCACGATCTGCTCAAAATCCACCTTGTCTTGAATAGCATTAGGATCAAATTGTCCGATCATGCCGAAAGTTTGCATTGCGCCCTGTAACGCACCAACACCAACAGCTTTTTGCGCTTGCGCCAGCACAGAAATAAAATCCACTTTTAATTCCATGCCGTGCATTTCTTGCGGCGGCGGAGGAACCAGCGGTCTACCGTTGACCTTTGCCGCCATGATCTGCGCAAAAACAATGTCGATCAGTTGCTCGTGGATTTCGTTGTGCAAACGCTCAAGCACTGGCCCAAGCATCAGCATTTTTTCTTCATGCCGTTCGCTCACTTCCGTTGCTGTGATATTTGATCGTGTGTCGTTTGCCAGCATCAAAAACAAATCGGCATAAAACGCACCGTTGATGCGTGAGCGAATGTCTCCAATGTCATTCAGTATCCCATCAATGCGCGTATTCACTTCATACGCAGTGCGAATACCGCCAGCCGGTGTTGTTTGGTCGTAGTAACTTTCACCGCCCGGCGTTAAATCAACGCCAAAAGGCGAGTCTCTTAGCTGCACAGGAATCTGCACTGGCGGATCTGCTTGGTAGTCAATAACCTTCGATTTCTTCTTTTGATTAAATTGCAGTTGCTTGTTATCGCCCAATGCTTCCATGCCGGGACTTGTGCCGTAAATATCCCCGCCAGATACATCCCACCGAGGACAGATCGCTGGGAAATAATCAAAACCGCCCTCGCGCAAAAACTTATCTTCTTTCGTGGTTGCTTCCATGTAGATTGATGTCCACGGTTTTTTGTTTGCCATCAGCGTATTGCCGCGAACATCACGCGGCTCGATAGCGTGCAGCACCGTCACCCACTGGTCGTACTTTCTGCCGTCATACAATTGCTGGACATTAACGCTGCAATTGTCGTAACCGAACTCCGTCACCAGCGCATGCACTGTCATGTCGAACTCGCGGTATAGCGTGTTCGCGCGGCCTTTGCTGTCGCAGGCAATCGCGTACTCGCCAATCGTCAAACTGTGCGCGTGAATGATGTTGTCAAAGTCAGGCAGAATGATTGCCGCTGCCGTGCCGTATACACCAAGCTCAAGATAAATCTGGTGCAATACGCGATACATGTTGGATCGCTGGAACACTGCGCGCATTAAGTTCTGCACGTTATCCAGCCACAACTGCACAGGCTTTTGTTTCATCAACTCCGCGTCAGGCGTTGCTAGGCGGAACCACGGACGCGCAGGACTTGACATGCCGCTCATCATGCCAGCCGCCAGCGTTCGCGCGGCGCGAGTTGGCGTGTTATCCAGAATCTTGTTGAATGTAGAACTTGTGGACTTATTACGCTCTGTTGATAAAAATCGACCAGTGCGCGGCAGATAATGCTTCGACAAATCCTTCCATACAGGCTCGAACGATTGGCGCTCTGCCCACAAAGCCGCTTTGCGTGCGCGTATCTTTTCGCATGGCGTGCGATTATCCAAAACGGTTGTCATGCTGCTTTAGTTCCGCCGCCTAGCAGGGTATTACCGCCAAGCGTCATAGCGCTTGCAGGCACACCAGCCGCACCAGTCATCAGCGTACCGTTAGCCACAGAATCATTACCGGTCGGCGAGCTGTTGCGCTTTTTCAGCAGCGGAGTTTTGTCTGGCTCTTTTGGCAATGGTGGCGGTGGTGGTGGTGGAGCCGGAGCATCAGGCGCTTTAGATGAACACATACAATTCCCCGATCAGAAACTATCAGAAGGAATCGTACTCACGCCTCTTGTTAACACTTGAACGCTGTGGGTCGCGCTTAAATACCGGTCTTGCGAACGACAGCGCCAGAGCATCCAGTTTGTTTGGTGAAGGCAATCCTCTGGACTTCATGCTTTCCTTGCTTTCGATCTGGATTTTCCCGTCCAAGCGCGGCACAGTTTCGGGACTGATAATGTCGTCGTACAGCTCTTGGTCTTTTTCGATACAGCCGCCATCTTGCAGCCACTTTTTTACCATGCCAATCATGTAGGCTCTTAGATTCAAATAACCGTTATCCGGTGATGCGCTACCAAACCACACAAGTTCCCACGACCTACCCATTGTTTGACCGGCGCTCACTATCCCTGTGCCATAGCCGCCATCAACAAACACAGCATCAGCTTTTAGCTCGGTTTCATAGTTGGCGATGATGTTGGCGATCATTACATCGTTGTCATTTTTGGGGATTGTGCGCAGGATCTTGAAGTAATTACCCTGCCTCATAGCAATTTCGAGCTTATCGTCGCCAGACCACGCCGGATCGCAAGTGATGATGACCGGCGCAAAATCATACTGGTGCGAAACAATAGACCTACCGAACGCAGCATCGACAATATCCGCGCTGATAAATTGCCTGCTGCTTGATGATGGGAACATGCCTCGCACCCGCACCTTCACAAAATCAGAATCTTCGCCATGATCTTCTATCCATTTTTGGATCTGTGCTTTATTGGTTCCCTCTACGGTACGGCTATCAATCTGTCTGCACTTCCAGCGATGACGAAGTTTTGTGAAGCATTGCTTGAATCTACCCGTGTTGCGCGTTGGGTTTCCGAACGCTATCCAAATGATCTCTGTGTCTTCGTCGGTTAGCGCACCCTCTGCAACCTCCCACACCTTGTCCGCAATGTTGGAGGCTTCGTCAAATATCAGAATAATACGCTTGCCTTTGTTGTGCAGGCCAGCAAAAGCTTCTGTGTTGTGTTCAGACCACGGCACAGCGTCGGCGCGCCAAGACTTCATGTGTCCAGTGTCCGTTGTTGCAATCGACGTTGCCGTTACATTAAACCATGACCTGTTGATCGCCAGCCGGAACCACTTGCTAATCTCAGGCCATGTTTTTGTGCGCAACTGCGTGTCTGTATTTGCCGTCACCACTATCTTGCAGTCTTCGCATGTACTCATGCCCCAATCGGCCAACATGCTTATCAAAGCAGACTTTCCAATGCCGTGACCAGATGCAACTGCCAGCATTAGCGGCATGTGTCGCGTTGCCTCGCACTGCAAATGCTCCGCAATATCACGCATAACATCCCGCTGCCAAGCGCGTGGGCCATCAACGCCAGTGAGTTCACCCATCCCCCACTCGTAAGCGTACAGCGCAAAGCCTTCTGGATCATGCGTGAAGGATGCAATATCCTCGATCAGTTCATCGTCTGGTGTCACTTTTTGCGCGCCCGCGCTTTGGCTATTTTGTCTGCCAGTTCTTTTGTCACGCCAAGGTCTAGCTTGTCGTTAAACATGCCAAGGTGACGAGCGATAGAGTCCAGCGCGCCTTTCTTGTCCGCAAGTTTCAGCTTGAGAATTTCTCCAACGCCTTGCTCTGCATTGCCTATTGTGGCTACGTCCATTCCACTGATAACCGCTGCCGTATCGTCATCAAGCTGGCCGATAGGTAGCGGCCTACCCGTCTCATCAAACAGTTTTCGTGGATCAAAAAACCCAATGCGTGCGTACTCTCGCAGCACCATATCCTGTGTTATCTCGGTGCGTTTTTCTCTTTGGATCATGCGTTCTTTTATATACTTAGCAATATCAGGCTTTCTCAGGTTCTCTTCGCCAATCGAATAGGCTGTCTTTGAGCTATAGCCAGACCGAATAGCTGCCTGCGTTGCGTTCAGGTCTTTAAGGTACTCGTCGCAGAATCTCCGCTGACGATCATTGAGCTTAGGCACTAATCACCCCGTCTTTGGTTTTTTTCTTTCTTTGGCTTCCACGACACAGGAGTAACAGCCCGCGTCTTGTAGTTGAGAATGTAGGATAGCGTGGACTTAGGCACGCCGTATCGTCGGCAAATCTCAGCCGGACGAACACCCTCATCCTCGAACAGCGCCCTGAATGTTTCTACCGCTTCATCAGACCAGCGCGCAAAACCATGATTCTCACCACACGGCCTGCCTTTTTCGCCGAAAGGAACCATCCTCACCATGACCACCCCCGTAGTCATCACCCAATCACCAGCATCGCAGCATCACGAGCATGCTCATTTGTGCGCCCCTGCCAGCCTGTAATGCGCTTGAACTGATCTGCTGTCAGCTTTGTGCGGTTGGCTTTGGGCGCTATCCGAGCGTGCGGGATGTTGTGATGCTCCAAGAACTCCTGCCACCGTGCGCAGTCGCGCTTAATACTGCCTGCCCCTTGTAATGCCTCTCGCCCTTTAGACCCGAACCACTGCCGCATCCTTGCATCCTCGAAGCGCACAAAGACATTCGGCAGCCCGTACATTTCAATGCACTGCATCACACAGCCCTCAGCTTCCACTGCGTTCATGGATTCCACACGGATCAGCTTGCCGCCATCGGATAATGCAAATCCTGTATGCACACCCGGATCAATGCCGATCACCACCTTCATGCGCCAACCCATGCCAGTATCAGAGTGACAGCCAAACCAGCCAGCGCCACGGTGAACGCGAAAGCCGCGCTCTCGTATCGCGCAATAAAATCTTTTTCGTCGTCGTCAGGCAGCATGGCTCTCTCCCAGTAATTCACGCACGCGGTTCAACAACTGCAACTCCGTGCCGAATGTTTTGATGAATGCGTTTTTGCTGCCGTGAATGCTCGGCACTTGCAGGCCAGATGTTCCACGGTGATGAGCGGGGCATAGCGGGATTGCATCCGCATGGCTTGCCCGCTTGCCCATTCCGATTCCAGCGCGAGGATGGTGTATCTCGGCAGGCGTGTCGCTGAACCCCAATAACCTGCACGCAATACAGCCCAGCCCAGCCACTTTCCCCAAGCGCATACGCTCTACCGCCTTCATGCAACAAACCTCGCCATTTCGGTTATTTCGTCTAGGGCTTTTTCAGCCTCGGCTTTTGTATTATACCAATCGCTGACGATAAACACACC